CTTTATTAATCCTGATCGTAATGACTATCCTGATATTGACTTGGACTTTGAGGATAAGCAGCGTGATCGTATTAAGCAGTATCTTGCTGAGCGGTGGGGCGAGGATAATGTTGCGGCTATTGCGACGTATGGTGTGTTTAAGCCGAAGTCTGTGATTAAAGACGTTGCCCGCGTCTTTCAGGTTCCTTTTGATGAGACGAATAGTGTGACTCCATTCTTTGAGACTTTGGAAGAGTTGCAGGCTACCGATAAGGGTAAGACGTTTATTAAGAAGTATCCTGAGGTGTTGCCGGTCGCTCAGAAGTTGGAGGGCCGTATTCGTAATACTGGTATTCATGCGGCTGGCATGGTGGTGTCTTCGGTTCCTTTGACTGAGATTTGTCCTGTGGAGACTCGTAAAGGCACTACTGGTGAGGGTCGTGCTCCTGTCACTTCTTTTGATATGGAGGACGCTGAAGCGGTCGGTTTGATCAAGGTTGATATTCTTGGTTTGAAGACTGTTTCTGTGATTAAGGATTGTATTGCTAAGATTAAGGAGATTCATGATGTTGATGTTACTGAAGCATCGCTGGGTCTTGATGATCCAGAGGTGTTCAAGAATTTCAATGAGGGCAACACTGTCGGTGTGTTTCAAGCTGATGCTGCTGCTTATAGGAACCTTATTGAGCGTATGGGGATTGATGATTTTAATGATCTGGTTGTTTCTAATGCGCTAGTTAGGCCAGGTGCTTTGCTTTCTCAGGGCCAGACGTATATTGACTGCAAGAAGGGCGAGACTACCCCTAAGTATCCTCATGAGGTTGTGAAAGACATTCTTGAAGACACTTACGGCACAGTTATCTTTCAGGAACAGTTGATGCAGATGGCCGTTGTGCTAGCAGGTTTCTCTTGGTCTGAGGCTGACAAGCTTCGTAAGATTATTGGTAAGAAGCGTGATGCGGCTGGGTTTGATGAGTACAGGGAGAAGTTCTGTAACAACGAGTATTTGACTCGTAAGCAGTCTGAGAAGATTTGGGCTGACTTTGAACTTGCTGCTCTGTATATGTTTAACAAGTCGCACGCTGTCGCTTATTCGATGCTGTCGTATCAGACTATGTGGTTGAAGATTAACTACCCAAAGGAGTTTGTGTGGTCAATGCTTTACAACGAGTCTGAGAAGGGCAAGATTACTGCTTATCTTATGGAAGCAAGCCGTCTTGGTATCGCTGTTCTTCCTCCAGATGTAAACCTGTCAGGTGAGTCTTTCTCTATTGATGAGGAGGGTATCCGATTTGGTTTGAGAAATGTTTTAAGCTGTGGAAACACTGCGATTGAGGAAATCTTTAAGCATCGACCATTCGAGTCTTTTGATGAGTTTACTAACAAGTGTAGTAAGCGTCATGTTAAGGCTCCGCTTAGGGAAAACTTGGACAAGGTGGGTGCTTTCACAAGTATGGGTTATGAGTCTGCTTACGATCATGAGCGGTACTATCTCCCGATTCTAGGGTTCGCTATTGGTATGGGTTCGTCTTCCAATGAGATGGATGAGGTGGTGGAGCCGATTGAAGGCTTCCATGAGATCTACTCAGAACTGCGTCTAGTGAAGGCTGTGGTTCGTTCTACGAAGAAGACGCCCAAATACCTCAGGGTAGAAATAGAAGATCAGACTGCTTCTACGACTGTGTTTTGCGACAGGAACTCTGAGATTGCTAACAGAGACTTTATGTATTGTCTCATCGGTGACAGAACGATGCATATGTTCTGCGATGCTTACGATTACGTCGGAACAGAACTTTACGATCTGACCATGCTTGTTCGTAAAGGTAAAGATCATGAGTATTCATGGCTGTATGAGACGGGTCTTGGTGATTCTTCAGATGAGCGTAGCCTGTTGTATATTTTTAGCACAAGGACATTTACAACGGCTAAGGGTAAGGATATGTGCAACTTCTATGCTTGGGATGGGGAGAAGATTATCAAGGTCGTAGTTTTCCCGTTCTTGTACGGAAAAATGCGTCATTTACTCGGAAAAGCCGGATGGCACGCTGCTAAACTAAAAGGAGTGAAGGACTTGGAAGCGGCGGCTCGTCTCGATTCGTACACTTTAGATAACGAGAACTCACTCATCACTATTGACAACTACATCGAAAGAAAAGGTTTGGTGAGACAGGGTGTCAGTTGATTCTTTTAGGATCACTAACAATTACGGTAGCATTGACTACTATACAAACGATCAGGAAATGGTGAAGCAAATCCTGCCCAACCTTTTCTTTGAACAGCAATACGTTGAAGAGTGGTTGATTCCACATATTCAAAATTCAACTGTTGCTTTGGATATTGGCGCTCATTGTGGCTCTCACACCTTGATGTATAAGAAGATTAAACCTGACTTGATTGTTTACGCTTTTGAACCACAATCTATGATGCACGACTTGTTGTGTAAAAATGTTATGATGAACCAGCTTGATGATGTATGGTGCTTTAACAAAGCTGTAGGCAACATCAATGGTGAGGTTGAGATGAATGATTCCGTTGCTGATGGTCACAATCCGACAGAGAGAATTGAGTACGGAACTAAAGATCTTTACAATCTTGCTGGTCTAGAAGTTGGTAGTGGTGGAGAGGTGGTCGAGATGGTTAGAATTGATGACTATGATTTTCCTAAGATTGACTTTATAAAGATGGATGTTGAAGGATACGAACCTCTTGTTTTAGAGGGTGCTATCGAAACGATTAAAAAAGACAGGCCAGTAATTAGTTACGAATCAAACAGCAAGCGTGCTGATGGTGTTACAAGAGATTCCCATGAGATTTTGACAGGCATCGGTTATGCTTGTAAAAATGTTTGGGGCGATAACTGGATAGCAATTTACTAATTTAAGGAGAGAAATGTTATTTATTGATAAGAGAAAAGGGGACATGGTACCCAATCATGAAATTATTCCAACGCCTAGCATTGGTCTTAATCGTGCCCTTGGTGGTGGTCTATACACTGGTGCTACCCATCTTTTTTGGGGGACACCATCCGTAGGTAAGACTACGATGTGTTTTAGAATTATTGCTCAAGCTCAGCAGATGGGGTATAGGCCGGTAATTGTTGATTCTGAGTATTCGTACTCAGAAGAGTATGCTGGTAAGTGCGGCATTGATACTGACGATGTTGTGTTGATCCAGTCCACCGTGGTAGAAGACATTCTTAGGCACCTGATTGGGTACCTTAATCATCCAGATGAGAAGCATATCTTCTTGTTTGACAGTTTGTCAAATATTGTGAAAGAAGAGTTCTATGATAAGCCTGATGGCGGTAAGGCTATGGGCTTGCAGGCACGCTCTCAGGGCTACTTCTTACAGAAGCTGGTTAATCATTTGCACAAGGAGAAGAATATCATGCTCTTTGTGGCCCACCAGACTGTTGATCTGAGTGGAATGTACGCTGTAATGAAGGCAAAGATGGGTAATACTGTTCATCACAATATGCACAATATTATTAAGTTGTTCCTGTCCATGTCTCAGAAGGAGATGGAGAGGGAAGACAGGACGAACAAGATTACCAGTCAGCGTGCTACTTGGACAATTGAGAAGACTAAGCAATTACCTACAATCGGCACTCAGGGGTACTACTATGTTCTCCCGCAGGAAGGCAGGATTGACGTAGAGCGAGAACTGATTGAGATGGCTGTTGAAAACGACATAATCCAACGTAGAGGCGCTTGGTACAGTTTTGGTGACCAGCGTTGGAATGGTTCTAGCAATATTGAGTTGACCTTTGAGCAGCAAGAGCAAATTTACGATCAGTTAGTTGGAGCGACAAATGAAGCGTGACGAGAATCAGGAAGCTAAGCGTGATAAGGCTAAGCCTGTAAAGAACTCCGGTCGGGGCTTTAGAAAGGGCGATGCTACTTTTCATCGGTTTCTTCTAGACTATAAGCATAATGGCAACACTTTTACTTTAAGTCGTGCTGCTTGGATTAAGCATCGTAAAGATGCTTGGAGAAGTCAATACAGATATCCTTGCATTTCTGTTGTTTTGGGAGAAGATTCCGATACTAAGGTTGCTATAATTGACTGGGAAGTTTTTAAGGAGTTGATACGTGACTCAGATTACGAATGAGGAATTGTTCCAAATGGCATTTTATTATGCTGTTGGAATTCTTAGCGGGATGGAGTATTACGAAGATATTCCTGAAACTGACCTTGTAGATGACATTCTGCAAAGAGCAGAAGATATTATCTTGGAACAACGTAGAAATCATGAAGAAGGTTGAGAGGCACGGCATTTTCGGTTGGATTGCAACAGCGGTTGTCGTATTTATTTACGATTACTGGGCAATACATGGTAAGCATCAAACAATGTCTAGTGCGTTTAAGAATGGTCTTGCTAGAAAGACTACGGTGCTTCCGACGTTTGTGGGCTGGGCTATTTTGACATGGCATCTGTTCAGGCCAGAATCTCTGAGAAAAACAGATTTATTTTCACTTATAGTAGATAGGAAGGTTGTTGAGTAATTTTTTTATAGACATAGACAGAATATCTGAACTTATGGGCGACCAGGCTGATGAGTTTATTGAGTGCATGAAGATTGTGCAAGATATCATTGATCGACCAGAGACCTATGTTGGTGGTCAAGCAATTAGGTACGCTAATCAACTTGCGGCCTACAGGACCACTATGATTATTAAGTCTCAGATGTATAAGCGTAAGTCGTCAATGATGGTTGAAGAAGATAAGTTTACCAATGATATTTGGAAGACTATGTACGAAGCTTTGGGCGAAAACATTAACGTATTAAAACTAGCTGCTAGAACAGGAGTGTCATGAAGTCATTAGGTGCATTAAGAAAGACAGAAGAAAAGAAGGCTGTGGTTGAGTCTGAGCAACTTACAGGCTCTCAGATGGAAGACTGGCTAGTTGAGAATATTGACGTAGATCTTCAGAAGCGCAACGAGCCGGTATATAAAAAGGTTGACTATTTTAGACCCAGTAGCACAAATCAGTGTGCAAGATACTGGTATTATATGTTTGATGGAGTTACTTACACACCTTCGTTCTCTTCTCAGACTTATCGTATCTTTGACAATGGCCACGCTGTCCATGATCGGTTATATTCTTATCTTGATAGTATGGGTATTCTTGTCGCCTCTGAGATACCGATCTCAAACGATGACCCACCAATCCAAGGAACAGCCGATGGAATCATCGAACTGGACGGTAAGAAACTAATTGAGTTAAAGTCAATCTCATCTGAAGGCTTTCATTATCGCCAGTTAGCACATAAGCCTAGCGATGACCATGTGCGTCAGGCTAATTTGTACATGCACTGTCTTAATTTAGACTCTGGGTTTGTAATTTACGAGAATAAGAATAATCAACAAATTTTACCTATATATATTGAACGTGACGACGCTTTTCTTGATAAACTATTTAAGAAGTATAGGAAGATCTATCAGAGCGTACAAGATGGAGTAATTCCTGATCGTCCTTATAAAAGGACATCAAAGCACTGCGCTAATTGTGATTTAGCAAAAATGTGCTGGTCGGAAGGCAACGTTGAGCAAGAGTTCGAGTCATTTTGAACCGATACCGTGTAAGAATGAGGGATGCGGGAGAATCTTTGTACCAAAAACGTACAATGCGATCTTTTGTTCCCCAGATTGCAGAAGAATTGTCACAAACAAAAAACTTCTTGACAATTACTACAAGAACAAAGAGAAGAAAAATTCAAAAAGGACTTGTGAAACTAGAGAATGCAATACTATACTTTCCTCTTACAATAAAGAGGATATTTGCGAAAGGTGCAAGAGAGAGCGATATATAAAAAGACTTGTCTCTTGGGGCTGGGATGAAAAGAACCTGAGAGATGAGTATCGTTAAAGTTATTAATCAACTTAAAACTATTCGTCTTCTGGCGGTAGATCCGGCTTCTCATTCCCTTGCTTGGTCAGTCGTTGATCTTGAATGGAACAAGTTTTCTGTAGTTGCAACCGGGAAGATTGACTTTAAATCTCAAAAAGAGGTTTCTAATAAGTTTTCAGCTATTAGGCAGGGGTTAAAAGAAGTATGCGAAGAACACAAGCCGACACATGCAGCTATAGAGCAATCTGTCTATATTCAGAACTTTCAGTCAAGCAGGATTCTTTCTTATATTATTGGATACTCATGGGGGGTATTGGATGACTATTGTGGCGATGTTTGTGATATCAATCCTCTTATCTGGAAAAATAAAATTGGGTACAAGAACGTTTCTAAAGATGACAAGAAGGAGATTGAGAAGAAACATGGCACTAAGGGTCTTCAGAAAAGACTCACTGAGGAGCGCAAGACTCGGGTGAAAAGAATCATTGATGCTCAGGTAGGTTGCTCTACAGATGATGATGACATAAACGACTCTCTGGGCATCGCTCTGTGGTATTATGTAGATCGTGGCTACGGAACCATACAAGGATAAGCAGTGGCTATACGATCATTACGTCAAGCGTCGCATGAACTTGACGGACATCTGCAAGAGGCTTAAAGAAAGCTACAACATTGAAGTTACTCCTCAGGCAGTTTATAACTGGGTGAAGAAGTATGATCTTCTTAAGTACAGGGGTAAAGGTCGAAATCTAGGTCAGACAAGTATGAGGAGGCCCAAGTCTCCAATGCAACAGGCTGTAGAGAAGAAGCGTCGTGAGATGCAGAAGATTAATAGACAAAGAAAGAAAGGCAAAGGATTTTGAGAAGATCTGTTAACACTAAAGACATTGCAACTTTTGCAAAGCTTGATATGATTTACAATCAAATTAGATTGTTAGAGGCTAAGCAGAACCAGACGGAGTATAAGTGTCTTGGTTCTGGCAAGTGCTGTTCGATTGGTCTAAACATTCATATGGCTGAGTGCGCAAGCATCGCTTTTAATCTCCGCCAGCAGTATTACCTTTACATGGAAGACAAAGGTATGGATTACGCTGATGAGTGGATGAGTAGCGTAGTTGATGCTCTCAAGGAGGCTATGTACGATGAAGACTGGCAGGTGGGCGGCGAGACTACCCGCAAATGTGTTTTCTTTAAAGACGGCTGCACGATCTACGGCTTTAGGCCGATGGTCTGTAGAACGTTTGGAACCATTAGTGCGGTAGATGATTACTGTCCTAGGATTAGAAATCCACACGGCCAGATTGATTACTTTGCCGGTGAAGGTGTAAGAAAGATTATTACTGCCTTTCAGGATCTGCTGAAGGAGTACACATCGGATAAGCATGAGAATTACGATATGGTCGTGTATATGCCTCTTGGTGTCTTGTCTTTCTTGTTGACGACTGAAGAGCTAGAAGAGTTGTCTGAAGATACAGATGACAAGTTTTGGAAGGCTGTTCCTGGGTGGTTTAATTACAGAGTTCAATACACCAAGGAGCATGGATATGATAGAGAGCACCTGAACGAACAGGCTGTTTCTATTGGTAAAAAGCTTGTATTCTCTGAGGAATAATTTTAACAAAAACGGTCAAACGATCACTAACGATAAAAATATCTGATACCATACCTGCGTTGAACATTGTAGTCCCGATTCATTTTGAAGGGGGGTTGGATGCAGATAAAGATTGTTAACGAGACTTTAGAAAAAGTCTCTGAAAACGAATCTTTTACTATTTACAGAGTAATTGAAGATGCAGAACAAGATTTGCTGGAGAGCACTGTCGAAGAGCAAGGCTGACGGCTACGGTTATGCGTCATGGAAGATTTCCTCTGGGTTGAGAGGCTTGGCAATGCCAGTCTTTTACCCAGAGGAACTTTCATGTTATGGGGGAGTTTCCGAGCGCAGCATAAATATTTCTCTTGATACAGGTCTTACTTATCAGTCCATACCTGACTTCAACAATATTGATATTATGATCAACAACACTTTGCCTGTTGACTATAAGATTACACCTTCTTATAATATTGGTTTTAGTTACTGGGAGACTGATACTTTGCCTCCTAACTGGAAGTCAAGGATTTTGGAGTGTGATGAGGTTTGGACTACCTCCTCTTGGGCCAGAGATGTTTTTATTGAAAACACTGGCCATACGAATGTTCATTCTTTTGA